ATGATAATTAAAATTAAAGACACAAACCCAAAGCTTCCACCATTAATAAAAATTAATGGAACTATCTTTAAAGTAAAGAAATAGTATCGTGGCCATATCAAAAAATATGGATGGTCCAAAAACAAAATATTCAGAAACAGTTAAATCAACAAGAAGCACAGAATTAGGTAGCACTGAGTATATTGCTGTTCCAGGAAACCAAGGTGAAAAAGGAGAACAAGGCCCTCCAGGGCCACAAGGACCACAGGGGCCAAAGGGAGATAAGGGCGATACAGGAAAAGACGGCAAAGAAGGACCACAGGGCCCTAAAGGGGAACCTGGAAAAGGTGGTGGAGATGGATATGAAAGTCCATCAGGACAATATCCAGGATGGGCATACTATGAGAATAAAGAAAAAAATTTATTATTTCTTGGTCCAGATAGAGGGGATGATGGATGGGTAAACATTTTAATGCATGATGATGAAAATCAAAATATTTTAAAGTTTTTGCCATCAGACTCAGTATCGCTTTGGAATTCTTATACTCAAAGAATTAATTTTAAGCAGTTAAAAATAGGAACAAAAGTAGATATAAGATACGATATAACAATTACTACAGACACAAACAATACAGAGGCTTGGATAAGAACTTATACTCCAAAAGTAGAGTCTCCAACGGCATACATTGGAATGCTAAAATATAAATATCCGTATGATATGTCTATTAATCAAACATTGTACATAGATCTTTCAAAAATTAAATCAGAGGGTGCAATCATACAGGCTAGAACAGATAACGAAAGCACAATAGTGCTAAGAGGCATGTATATTGCTGTCTCTTAGTGGTATAATAAACTAGGAGGAATAATGGCATTTCCAAGCGTATATAATTTTTCGTATTATCGTGGTGACACTTTTCAGTTTGTTGCCCGTCCAAAATCAGCAAATGGAGAAACTTTTCCATTAGACGGTTTTACAGCAATTTTTACAATTGCTAACCAAAGAGGGTCTGGTGCAACACAGTATGCAGCAAGTGCAACTGTAAATACATCGCTAGACATAGTTACATGTACAATTAATCCATCGGTAGGAAGATCGCTAAGTAGTGGTTCTTATGTTTATGATGTTCAAGTTACAAATACAACCCCAGATCCAGATGTTATTTATACTTTGCTTACTGGAACAATTACAGTTCAAGATGACGTAACTGGTGCAGTTTAATGACAGATGTTGTTTTATCTAATGACGACATTACGATTCTTGGTCCACCGTCAACCATTGATCTTTCAGTTGACATAGGTCCACAAGGAGATCGTGGTAGTCAAATTTTTGTTGGAGTAGGAGATCCAAATACAATTGAAATTGGACAACAAATAGAATTAAACGATATGTACATAAATACTTCTCCTGGTGTTGACTATGGATATATGTATCAATATAGATCAGAGCCTGGTGGAAATGTTTGGGTAGAAACACTTAAAATAAGTCCTGCAATTTACTCAAAAAACATATTGACAACATATACAAGTGGTGCAGCACAAATAACTATTCCAATAAATGACATTGTTACTGTTTCTGGAGCACCACTAACAGCATCAAACTTTAACGTTCAATATAGTATTTCTCATACAAATCCAATAGCCTCTTCAATGGCTATTCCAGCTTTATCGGGTTCAGAAAACCTTGTTATTAATTTTAAAGCAGTCCAAAGCACAACTGGAACTTGGTCAAATTTATCTGGAGAGGTTGTTACGCATATTTTTATATCAATAGTTATTTAATTATGGTATAATTTTTGAGAGGTGAAAAATGGCAGCAGAAAGTATAGGAACACTAGTTCCAACAAAGATTCCAGGCTATTCAGATGCTGCTGATATACAAGCAGCTCTAAGGGTTTATCACTACGGATCATATACTTTTGATACAGCAGAGTCAAATACTGCAAACCTTGTAAATCCTTCAATTGCATATACAATTAATGATCTTCAGTCTCAAATTGACGGGATTGACGGTATATCTCCAAATGTATACACAGCAAAAGGTTCATTACTAAGTGCTTCAGCTGCATCTACAGTGTCTTTGTTAACTGTTGGATCAAACGGTACTGTATTAACTGCAAACTCTGGAACTGCAACAGGACTTGAATGGGCAACGCCATCAGTTACTGCATCTAACTCAGTTACACTTACAGGAAAAACTATTTCTTATGCTGACAATACACTAACTGGTGTAGTTGGACTTTCTGCATCTCAAACACTTACAAGCAAAACATTAACTGCTCCAGTAATTAACTTATCAACCAATGCACAAACGGCATCATATTCATTAGTTTTATCTGATGCCTCAAAAATTGTAGAAGTTTCAGTTTCTTCAGCTAATACACTAACGATTCCAACTAATGCATCTCAAGCATTTGCTATAGGGACACAAATATTAATTCTTCAAACTAACACTGGACAAACAACACTTACTGCAGCAAGTGGAGTTACTATTAATGCTACACCAGGACTAAAACTAAGAACTCAATGGTCATCAGCTGTATTAGTTAAACGTGCTACAGATACATGGGTTGCTTTAGGCGATTTGGTAGCTTAACATGTCATTTATCCTTATGGGGGCACAAGGATCTGCTGGGCATCAGCCAGGAACACCAACTATAGGAACTGCTTCTACTTCAGCCCCAGCAACAGCAAGTGTTACCTTTACTGCTCCATCATACTTAGGAAAACCAACTGGAACAAGTTATATTGCAACATCAAATCCAGGTGGAATAACTGGAACTTCATCAACTTCTCCAATAACAGTTACAGGGCTAACTAATGGAACCGCATATACTTTTACTGTTAAGCTAAACAATGGAGTTGTAGACTCTTTATCTTCAGCAGCCTCTAACTCTATTAGTCCAGTAGCCCCTCCATTTTTCCCACCGTTCTTCCCGTTCTTCCCGTTCTTTCCACCATTCTTTCCATACTTCCCTGGACCATCATTTTACTACTTTAGATAATATTTTTTGCTGTACCTGTTTAATTGATTTTTTTGAGATATATAATAAAAAAAATTACATAAAAAATGTTAAATAATAGTATATAATGTTCATATGAAGGCAGTACGAATGAGAGGCTTAAAGTAATGAGTGCAAAGAATAAAGGAATTATTTCTTCTTCTGGTGGACGTAAACCAGGAACCCCTACTATTGGATCAGCAACTGCTGGCAACGCCAGTGCTTCTGTTACTTTTTCAGCACCCTCATACTTAGGAAAACCACAAGGAACTAGCTATCTTGTAACATCAAGTCCAGGAGGAATAACTGGAACAGGCTCAGGTTCTCCAATTACTGTAAGTTCTCTATCTAATGGAACCTCATATACATTTACAGTTAGACTAAGAAATCTAGATTCTACTGGAGCTATTGAAGAAACATCAGATGCCTCTGCTGCTTCTAACTCTGTTACTCCAGTAGCACCTCCATTTTTCCCACCATTTTTCCCACCGTTCTTCCCGTTCTTCCCACCGTTCTTTCCGTTCTTCCCAGGTTTTGGTCCGTTCTTCCCACCATCATTTGGTCCATCATTTTATTACTTTAGATAATATAGTTAAACATAACTATTTAAGTAGTTTTGTGGTATGATTAAATAAAGAAAATTGGGGGATATTTATATGCAAACTTATGATGAAAATGAAAATCCATGGTTTACAAAAGATAGATCAGAAACTATATCAAATAGAGTTAATAGGTCCATTGGTAAAAACATTTTAGTTGAAAACCCAGGACTAGGATTAAATATATATAAAAATACATTTTCAATTGATGATGCAAACAGATATATTAAAACACTTGAGTCAAACTTATCAACGAATAAAAAATATAAATGGGCAGACGCTACAGTAACAAACTCACCAAACCCAATAAAAAAAGCAAGAGATTGTGTAGATTTTAAATATAAACAAGAAGATTTAGGACCTAAAGATGAAACAAATTCAGAGCTAATAGATCTTCATGAAGAGGTATATCAAAAATTAAAATATTGCATAGATGATTATGCAAGGTATTGGGGCATTAGTGTTGTTTACTATGAAGCTTTTAACTTTGTAAAGTATGAGGGAGAAGGAACGCACTTTAACATTCATGCAGACCACGGACCAGCATACAACTGTACAGTCTCTGCTGTTATATACATAAATGATGATTATGAGGGTGGAGAAATTAGATTTCCAAGACTAGACAACTATACGCACAAACCAAAAGTTGGAGATATAGCAATTTTTCCATCCAACTACATATATGAGCATGCCTCACTACCAATGAAGACAGGAACTAAATATTGTGTTGTTGTAATGACAGACATAAATGAACTTGGCCATAAATAATGAATTTACTAAATTTTAATAAAATAATTTTTAAATCTTATAGGTCTTGGTTAAATAAAGAAAGTCCATCACTTCCAACTCCAACTCAAAATACAATACCTGACTGGTATAAAAATGCAGATAGATTTTTTAAGGATCCAGTAACTAAAGAATATTACCAGGCACCAAAAGAAGTTTGTCCTTTTCCAAAAGAAGGGACAGAAAATGATTATGGAAAAATTCCCACATGGAAAGCCTGTCCAGCCATAATGGATTCATTTTTAACTGGTTATACATTAAAAACACCATGTGATATTAGATTTTTTAAAAATGACAATAATACAATTGATATTGAAATTTTGGATTTAAAACATAAAGATTTTTGCAGTAAAAGACCTGCTATGCCACAATTTCAGCACCCAGAAGGTTTTTATAAAGATCATTTTGCTTGGTATCCAGACTGGGGCATTGAGCTGCCAGATGGATATAGCGCTTTATTTATGACACCTATGAACAGATTTGATTTACCATTTTTAAATACAACTGGAATTGTTGATAACGATAAGGTTCATCTTTTAGGAACATTTCCATTTTTTATTCCACTAGGCTGGGAAGGAACTATTCCAGCAGGAACTCCATATATTCAGATTTTACCATTTAAAAGGGAAAATTGGGAGCATAAGGTAGAATTTCAAAATGAAACAACAATTTATGATAAAATGGTAAGCAACATGAAGTTTTACCGTCAGCCAGATGGTGGTATATATAAGAATAAAATTTGGCACAAAAGAGAATATAAATAAAAGGGGAAATTATGAAAACTTGGACAGAAAGACAAAACCTAGGCAATGGAATTTTTTTATACAAAAATGTAATAAAAAAAGAATTTGATGTAATAAATAGACTTGAAAGTGTTTTAGGTTCTGTTTCTGAATATGGAGAACTTTCTCCTGAAGGCAAAAAGTACCACTGGATGCCAGCATATGTTGGATATAAAGAACTAATGCCGCTCTATAGAGATTGTGCTGATTTTAAGTATAAAAAAACAGACATGGATCAAGATAACAGCAAAGAATCTTTAGCTTTACAAGATCTATGGCAAGATCTTTACGATGCTCAATTTCAAGCAGTAGAAGATTACCGTGGAGAACACAACATTATGGATTTAAAGTATTGGGAAGCATTTAATTTTATTAAGTATGGACCAGGACAACACTTTCAAGAGCATCATGATCATGGCTTTTCTTATAACTGTACAGTTTCTTTGGTTGCTTATGTAAATGATGATTATGAAGGAGGAGAACTATATTTTAGACTTCAAAATTTAAACATTAAGCCAGAAGCTGGAGACTTATTTATTTTTCCATCAAACTATATGTATCCACATAGAGCAATGCCAGTACACAGTGGAACAAAATATTCTATTGTAACAATGCTAGACTACAATAAAAAATTTCATACACCAGAAATGTATGCCCCAGAAAACCAATAATGATAAATATATCTGTTGAACAAAAACCTCATTCTAATATAATTATTTCTCCAATGTCAATAAAAAGAGATTGGATGGATAATACTCCAGAAAAACATGCATATAGGTGCTTTCCAGTAACTCAAGCTAACATGATTGGGTGGAATTTATCTTGGAAAGAAGATATAATATTTTTTTGGAATGGAATTAACGATACAAGTTCAGATAATGTTAAAATTATAGGAGAAAAAAATAATGTTTATACTGGAAGAGGTCAGTCAAGCATAAGTTTTACAACAGGGTTAGTTTTTAAAACAGATGAAAATTTTAGTTTGTTTACAATAAATCCAGTTAATTATTTTAATACTGAGTTTGAAACTATGTCTTCTTTGGTAAGTTCTTCTTGGTTTGATAATGATTTTCCATTAGCAATTAAGGCAAAAGTTTCAAATAAAGAAATATTAATTAAGGCGGGTCAACCAATTGCAACAATTATTCCAGTTTCATTAACTGCACTAGACAATACTGCTCTCAAAATTTATGACTATTTAGATAAAGATGGAGTCAGACAAAAAAATCATCAACTATATGGTCAAGCTGCTCAAGAAATAAACAAAAATGGAGAATGGACAGATTGGTATAGAGATGCAGTTAATGAAAAAGGAGAAAATCTAGGTACCCACGAAGCAAAAGTTTTACGACTTTTAGTAGAAAATAATAGGAAAATGGTATAATTTAATCATGAATAATATAAATGCATCTGTTGTTTCTAGAAAGCCATCAATGACTCCATCAGGTTGGTTTGGCAATGGAAAAGAAATGATTGTTGAGCTAGAAAATTTTATGACTCAAGAAGAAGTAGATTTTTTAGAAAAAGCTGCAAAATCTTTGACAATTTGGGATGTAACTGAAAGCCATGTTAATGAAAATGGAACAGTTGTATATGATTCAGACTATTGGAAAGATAGAGTTGCAACTCAGCCTAGCTTAAACAAAAATGATCCATCTATATCGCCAGTAATTGCAGGACTATTTCAAAGGCTAAAGCCAATTATTGAAGACTTTTATAAAGTAAAGGTTGTCCCTACTGGAACAACTATTGTAAAATGGCTTCCAGGACAATTTCAAAATCCTCACGCAGACAAAGAGCTACACGAGGGCCCAGATTCTGGACTGCCTAATGATTTTCCAAACTACGACCTTTCAAGTTTATTTTATTTAAATGAAGACTATGAGGGTGGAGAGCTATATTTTCCACTACAAGGTGTACAGTTTAAACCTAAAAAGGGTGCAGCGTATTTTTTTCCAGGTGATATGAATTATGTTCACGGAGTAACAGAAATTAAAAGCGGTATAAGATATACCTGTCCATTTTTCTGGGAAATCACAGAGCATACAGGAGACAGAAAGCCATGAATTTAAACAATAAAAAAAGAATAACTGAAGACATAGTTGTTTATGAAAACTTTATAACAAAAGAAGACTGCGAAAAAATGATTAAAGCATTGGATGCTCAGGCAGAAAATAAAAAAATTTCTTGGACCCCAATATCTTTTTATGAGTCATATTCATCTATACTTCCACAAGACGGTGACGAAGAACTTATAACTGCTGGATTATCACCAACTATTTTTTCTGATATTGAGAAAATTATGCCAGAAGCCATTGCTTCAGTTCATAGTCTTGACCCAAATATAATTTGTAAAATTGGATACCATACACAGAAATGGGAACCTGGTGCTTTTGCTCGCATGCATTCCGATAATACGGATGAACATGGAAATTCTGGAGCGTTTGAAAGAAGTAGATACGCAGGATTTTTGTATCTAAATGATGATTTTGAAGGAGGATTACTTAGGTTTCCAGATCAGAATATAGAGATTCAGCCAAAAGCAGGAATGCTCGCTGTTTTTGATGGAGGATTTAAAAATATGCACGAAGTAACCTTAATCACAAAAGGTATAAGATACACCATAGGATCTTTTTGGGACGATAGAGAAGAGTCTGCATATCCAGAAGAAAAAAGAAACGCATGGAAAGAAGAAATGCAAAAAGTAAGAGATGCTCAAAAAATTGAAAAAGAAGAGTGGCAAGATCTTCTTAAAAAAGGATACAAACTTGATCAAAATGGAAAAAGATATAAGATAGAAGAAAAAAAATAATATGTCTACTTTCTTAAAAAAAGAACTAGAGGAAAACAACTTTGACGTTGAAGAAATAATGGATAATGTCTTGTTGGTAAAAGACTATATCTCTGAAGAAGAACTAAAGCAAATGTTTGATATTATAGAAAACACTAAAGAAGAAGAATGGCTTATAGAATATACAAAAAATTTAAAGCGTTTTTGTTTAGAAAAGTTTGGCAGAGATGATGTTGAAAATCTTGTTTCTGAGGGCAAATTTGAAATAACTCAAGGTTGGCAAGATAAAAACTTTAATATAGGAGAGACTAAACTATACAGAATACTACATGATAGATTGCACAAAATAATTGAAAAATCATATAATGATCTTGAGCTGTCTGGTTTTGCAACTATACAAAGAATGCAAGAAGGAGTTGAATTAAAGTCCCATACTGATCAGCACACAGATCCATCAATTAAATATGCCACAATACTTTATTTAAATGATGACTATGTTGATGGTGAACTTATTTTTAAAAAAAATAACACACGAGTAAAACCCAAGCCAGGATCTTTAATTATCTTTCCTGGAAATGATGATTTTGAGCACGGAGTAAACTTTGTAGGAAAAGGTCCAATAAGATATGTGCTTGTTGGCTTTATAAAAACAAAAAACTTTTATGAGACCAACAAGTACTAGAGAAAAGAGAAAATCATGAAAAAAACTATACTAGAAGAAAAAGTCTACTACTACGAAGACTGTATCAATGATTTTGAAAACTTAATGAAAACAATTGATGAGCTAGACGGCATGGAAAAATCTGACGGTATATCATCATGGACAGACTGGACAGCATCCAACGATAAAAGCTTTATCTATGGATTAACAAAAACATATGATTTGAGTCAAATAACAAGCATGGAAGAGCCATACAAGTCTAAGATGTTGTACGTATACAACACAATATATAATTCTTTTTATGAAGTATGTAAAGATTATGCTGCAGCAATTGGAGATCCAGAAGAACCAAATTTATTTCCTGTATTTAATATAAAAAAATATAGGTCAGGTGTAGGAATGGGAGCACATTTTGACCAAAATGACGGAGACGTTACACTAAGATATTCTTTTAACATATATTTAAATGATGACTATGAAGGTGGAGAGGTTTCATTCACTCTTTCAGATTACGAAAACAGACATAATATTGTATCTCCTGAACTAGATTACGATGTTGCAATAAAAGGAAGTACTATTGATTTTGCTGTAAAACCAAAAGCAGGCAGTATTGTTATTTTCCCATCAGCTGCTCCATATTACCATACTGCTCATTTAGTTAAAACCAACTTTAAGTATATGATTCCAGGTCACTGGATACATAATAATATGGAAATGAGAAAGCGATAAGCTGTTAAAATGAAAACAGCAATAGTTACTGGAGCAAGTAAAGGTGTTGGATATGCGACTGTAAAGCTTTTATCTGAAAATGGGTATAAAGTTATTGCTGTTTCAAGAAACTTATCAAAAGTTTCTAACCTTATTTCTAATAATGTTGAGGTATATCAATTAGATATTACAGACTCTGTTGGAGTTAAAACATTTTTTGAAAAATATAAAAATATATCTTTAGATCTTTTAGTTCATAATGCTGGTGGTGGTGCAAGCCCAACCAACATTATAAATGAAACACCAGAAAACTTTAGAAAGGCATATGATATAAATGTAACTGGTCCAATGTACATGTCTCAACTTTTTGTTCCATGTATGCAAAAATCATTTTCTCCAACTATTATTTTTATTAATTCTTTTGGTGGAAAGGTTCCATATCCTGGAGGAGGCAACTATACAAATGCCAAAAGAGGACAAAGAGGACTAATTGATACAATGAGAATGGAATTTCCTCAGTATAAAATTAAGATTACTGAAATTTGTCCAAGCACAATTGACACCCAAGAGCAAAAAAGAGATAATGCTTTAACTGCAGAAGACATGGCAGAATCTATAAGATGGGTAGCATCAATGCCTAGCCATGTAAATATAAATGAAATAGAAATATGTCACATTAATGGAAATAGGTATAGATAGTTTAACTGGTAATTAGAATGGAAAAAGAGCAAGCCATTCTTTAGTTCTTTTAGTTATACCTTTCCAAGCAGCCCAGTTTTTTCCACCAGCACTCATGTGATATGCAATTTGTGAATTTATAACTGGGTTAAATAAGTCAGAGTTTGACCTTAAATTAAATTTTTCCCGTCTTTCAGGACCTAGATTTCCAATCATATTAATTTGGAAAATACCATATGAGCTGTCTCCAGTTCTTGAATTTCCGTTAAAAGCTATTGGTCTTCCGTTAGATTCTTTTTTTGCTATAGCCCATGCCTCTTTTAGTTTTTTTCCTTCAAACCCAACCGCACCTAAAAGTAAATATAAATCTTTGTCTGATAGCTTTGATGCATTTTTATATTTTTGAAGAATTGACTGCTTAGAAACAACAAATGCCGCTTTGGGGGCGGCAGCAGATTCTTTTGATACAGACTGTTTTAGTAAATTATTCTTGGGGGTAGCATTAGCGTTATTAGCAAATACCGCTGAAGAAGCCACCATCAATAGTACCCCAAACCACACTTTAGTTTCTCTCATAGTTTTTACCTCCTAAGAAACGAATGAGACCCACATTGGTCTCAGGATTAATTATAGCATGTTTCTACTGATCAGTACAAGTCAATGTCCGTTTTGTGCCTTATTTTTAAATATAAATTTTTTATAACAAAATATATTATTTTTTTGAAGTGGTATAATAGAATGACTATGGCTACAGGAATAACAACTAACTACGACATACCATTTCCATTATCTAGTGATCCAGTAAATGTTCATGGAGATATGCAATCTCTTGCAGAAGCAGTGGATGCAGCTCTTAGAGACATCTTAAAGACATATCTTGCTCTTGGCGTTCACAATAATAGTGGGGTAAATATTGCTAAAGGTGATCCAGTATATATAACTGGATATTCTTCAGTTGCTGGTTTTGCTACCATTGCAAAATGTCAATCTTCAAATAGTGCTACTTTTCCAGTTTTAGGTTTGGCTCAAGAAGCAATAGGAAACAATGCAACAAGTACTGTAATTATTTCTGGTGTTTTTGATGGTATAAATACAGGTTCATATCTTGCTGGAGATAAACTTTATGTTGGTGCAACTGGTGGACTTACAAAAACAAAACCAGATAATGCTTCAGTAGTTGCTATTGTCGCTAAATCAAATACTTCAGGTATAATTATTGTTGGTCAGCCAAAAGGCAACGGTACTTGGGGATCACTAAAAGAAGGATTAGCATAATGGCTATATACAGAGGACAAGAATCAGGAACCTACGATGTTGGTTTAAGGCCACCAATTGTTTCTTGGACGGTTGTTAAAGGAGACACAGCAGCATTTAGGGTATACACAACAGATGATAACAGGCAACCACTAGTAATTGATGATTGGGATATTCTTTGTCAGTTTCGTCGTCCAGATGTTGCAAACAATATTGATCAGGATTCCGCTGGTACTATTTTTACAATCACTCCTGTAGCAACAGTAAATGATGAAGAAGGAGAATTTACAGTTTCCTTAACAGCAGCACAAACAGTACAGTTAAAGACTGGTGATGTTTTTGATGTTGAGTTAAGAGATGTGGATAGAGTTTGGACAGTTTGCCAAGGCAAAATGATAATTATTGAGGATGTAACTGACTAATGGCAACAGCTGTAATTATTGATGATTACAGAAATAGGTCTACAGTTCCAAGAGTAGTTAATTATCCAATAACAAAAATAAATTATTCTAATACAGAAACAATAGCGCAGTCAATACTTCCATTTAGAGTTAGGTTTACTTCTATTGGAATTGAAGGATATTCTTCTTCAAATCCCCCAGGAATTGGCTTGCAAGTTATTGGTTTCTCTAATTGGATTATTTAAAATATATGATATAATTCAAGCATGGCTAAATTATCAATCTCAAGCATAAAGTCTCTGTTTCAAACAGGAGATCGTCCAAGTCAAACAAACTATGAAGATTTGATTGACAGCACCTCTGCAAGATCAACAGATCTAGGTTCAGATGGAAATAATGAAGTTACAATCAACGGTATTGAAAACTCAACAATCTTTGATAATTTTTTGACAACTGAGTGGAGATCAGTAAAATACTTGATCTCAATTAAAAAAACTTCTGGCGGTGCAAATAAATATTGGGCCACAGAATTAACAATTGTTCCTGACAATACAGATGTAAATGTTAGCGAATATGGAACAGTAGACAATGATGGGAATATTGGCACCATCTCCGTGTCTAGAGCAGGAGATACAGTTTCACTAACTGTAGTTCCAGTGGGTGGGCAAACACCAATAACCTTACGCTATTTGCGTATTGGGTTAAAGGCCTAACTAAGGAGATAACATGGCAACAGTAACAAAAGATTTTAGAGTAAAAGCGGGACTGGTAGTTGAGGGATCAACTGCAACCGTTAATGGAAAGAATATTATCACAGCAGGTGTCGTTGATGCTAAAGGTGATTTAATTGTTGCTAGTGCAGATGATGCAGTAGCAAGACTTGGCGTTGGAAGCAACGGACAGGTCCTCACAGCAAACTCAGCTGCAACCTATGGTGTTGAGTGGTCAGCCCCAGCAGCCGTTGGTGTATTTGGTTCAAGCATTGAGTTTGAAGGCGCAACAGCAAATGCATTTGAAACAACACTTGAAGTCACAGACCCAACAGCAGATCGCACAATTACACTTCCAGATGCAACTGGTACAGTAGCACTTACTTCAGACATTCCTTCAACATCAGGAATGGTAACAGAGACTGGCACTCAGACACTTACAAACAAAACATTAACATCACCAAAGATCAATGAAGATGTTGTTCTTACTGCCACAGCAACAGAACTCAATGTTCTTGATGGAATTACATCATCTACTGCAGAACTTAATATTCTTGATGGTGCAACACTATCAGTTACAGAACTTAACTATGTAGACGGCGTAACCTCAGCAATTCAAACTCAGTTAGATGCTAAGGCTACTTCTTCAGATCTTACAACTCACACAGGTGCAACAGAAGCACACGGTGCAACTGGTGCGGTAGTTGGAACAACCAATACTCAGACCCTTACCAATAAGACTCTTACAAGCCCAACGCTTACAACACCAGCACTTGGTGTAGCTACTGCTACATCTATCAATGGAACAACCATTCCAGACACAAAGACTCTTGTTGTAACTACAGATAAGTTAAATGTACTTGCAGCAACTTCATCATCAGAACTCGCTGGAATAATTTCAGATGAGACTGGAACTGGAGCACTTGTTTTTGCTAACACACCAACACTTGTAACACCAAACATTGGTGCAGCAACTGGTACATCTTTGGTTCTTTCAGGGGACCTAACAGTTAATGGTACAACAACTACAATTAACTCAACAGAAATCACAATTGACGATAAGAACCTTACACTTGGTTCAGTAGAAACACCAACAGATGCAGGCGCTGACGGTGGTGGTCTTACCCTTAAGGGTGCTACAGACAAGACTTTCTCATGGGTAGATGCAACTGATGCATGGACCTCATCTGAACACATTAATCTTGCTTCTGGTAAGGCATTCTATCTAAACGGTACACTAGAAACAGCAGCAGCCCAGACTCTTACAAACAAGACAATCAATGGTGCAGATAACACACTTACAGTACGAATTGCAAATGATGTTTCTGGTCTTGGAACTGGCGTAGCCACATTCCTTGCAACACCATCTTCTGCAAACCTTGCAGCAGCACTTACTGATGAAGCAGGATCTGGAACAGTAGCATTTACTACTAGCCCAACTTTTGTTACACCAACTCTTGGTGCAGCAACAGGTACTAGCCTTGCTTTACCAGATGCTTTTGTTGGATCTGCAACTGCAACTGCTGGAACTTCAGCAACAACAATTGATACATTCTCAGCAACAACATACTCAAGTGCTAAATATATCGTACAGATGAAAAAGGGTACTGATATTGAAATAATTGAATTACTTGTTACAGTTGATGGAGCAAACAATGTTTACTTAACAGAATACGCTAATGTAATCAGCAATGCTGAATTAGGAACAACAAATGCTGTTTACTCAGCTGGTGATGTTCTTCTTCAGGTAACTGGAGCAGCAGCAGATACTGTTGTTAAGGTAAGCAAGACCTATATTGAAGCATAATTAAGAAAAGAGGCTAGAAGTGGCAACTGTAAATAAAGATTTTAAAGTAAAGCATGGGCTAAACGTAGCTCAAAGCGGTACTTTTGGCGGAACTGTCACAGTTGCTACTCCTACTGAAAATACACATGCAACAACAAAACTTTATGTAGATAGTATAGCAGGAATAACAGTTGGAGACACAGCACCCGTATCTCCAGCAAATGGAAGACTGTGGTTTGATACCACAGTACAAAGATTAAACATTTATTATAATTCTCAATGGGTTGCAATTGCAACACTTGAAGATGCAGAAACACTACAAGACCATATTCATGATACATCAATTGATGGAAATGGTTTAATTGTCAGTACATTTGTTAGTGGTGGGGCATACAACGAACCAGGATACCTTGTAAGTGCTGGTTTGTACAACAC